ACCAAATAGATTATTTAATCCAGCATTTATAAGTTGATTAGCCGTAGTATTTAAATCATCAAAAACAAAATCCTCCACTAAACATGGTAATGATTGAAGAGCACCCGCATATTTAAAAAAACCATTCTCTGACATCCAATATGCAGCACCATCCACTTCTACTGCAGCATTCTGTCCTATCAATCCACAGTTAGTTCCTACCTGTGCAAAACCAAAAGTAAAAGGTGGACCAATAAATCTTTGTGTAAACAAAGCAGTATCCGTCCAAACATAGATTGCATCTCTACCTCTAACAGCTCCTATAATTCTGGAACCATCTGCAAGTCTTTGTGTGCCTGCTGTGTTGGTGGCTGTAGGTGTATAAGTGTTAATGTCCTCTTGATTAGAGAATCTAATAAACATTTGATCTTGTGTGCTTGGTGTTCCGATGGTTGTTTCTGTTCCAAAAAACACTAAGTGTCTGTCCGGTGTGGATACAATCATGTCTCTAGATGCCGTTGGTGCACCAGAAATAATTGTAGCTCTTGTTGCGTTTGCGTTAGATAAATCTGCATTCCATTCAAAAACTTGTGCGTTATGTATTAATGCAATAATTTTATTACCAAAGTTATCTATGGACCAAAGACCTGGATCAATAACTAAGTCACCTGAAGCTGCCTCGCCCCACGCCACAAAGTCTGTAGTATTTGTTACAGTAGCTCCGTCTGAATGTGCAGCTCTTGTTGTTCCTCTAACTGCTCTTGTAATTCCAGTTAAGTTGTTGCCTGATACCCCAGTGTAAGAAATTTCCTCTGTGCCCACTTTTATAAAATTTGTTCCCGTCGTTGGAAAGTTTGTAGTGCTTGCTAATGTAATGCTAGATCCTGAACCACCAGTTCCGTTTGCATCATTTAATAGTGCTCCATTTAAAGTTGATGTTTGTGGATTTGATGCCTCACCACTCCAAGAACCTAATCCCCAACCAAAACCCGGTAACTGTTCTGCAGGTCCAACAGCGTAATAAGACTGAACTCTAATACCTCCAGATGTTGTAGCGCCTGATCCAGATTCATTTGATGGCATTGTTATTGTTATTGTGACATTGGTTGGTGTGCTGGTTACCATAAATTTTTTATCGTCAAAATCAGAAGAGCTAAAGTTTGAGTTTGTGATTGTAGTAAAATTATCTAATAAAACGATATCTCCAGGATTTAGGCCATGTCCTGTAGAAAAAGTTATTGTAACTACAGCTGATCCATTAGTTGTGGTAAAAGCGTTAGTAAGTGTGTTTGTTTCTCGAATCGGGTGTATATCATAAAAGACACCTCCTGAGTATGCATATAATATTCTATTAGTTCCTATAATAGAATACTTTACTCCGCTACTATTTACGATGTGATGCATAGCTCTCGCTGCGCCAGTAAGTTTATCAGTTCCTAGTTGATTCCAACCACCTATCTTTTCTGGTGAACCATATCTAAATCTTACGTTATCACCATCAACCCATTGCCCTTCAGCTTGAGTTTCGGTAAGTTGTTTATTGAATCCAGGTAAAAATTGTACTTTTTTCAGTGCCATAGTAAACCATTATACTAGTTTTTGGCAAAAAATATAGTCCATTCTAGCTCGGGAATCAATCATTATAGAGAGGCTATTATATATGCTCCATAATGTTTTTATATTTATACCAGACCGAAACGGTGTATCTATTTCCCTCTTCAACTCTATTAACTCGATGAGTATATTTTTGCCCATCAAAAAATAGTGTTCTTCCTTTTTTGGGTTTAATTACTGTCCCATCTTCAAAGCAAGTTTCTCCTCCAACAAAATTATCATTAAGATATGTTATAGAAGTTAGTGTTGTGATATCTGATGCAAAATCTTTGTGTGGTTTTTGAAAAGAGCCTGTTGGCCAATGCACAAGTTGTAACCAATCAACACTATCTTTTTTATTAAAATTATTATATTTTTTTTCTAAATTTTTAAAAACTCCCCCTATCTCTATAACAAAGGTATCTCTATAAGTCCTGGCAGATTCTTTATTGTTTTTATAAAAATCTGTTAAAATATTAATTTGTTTATTCGATATAAAATTATCTATTATTTTATAGTTCATACTACGTTAAAACTAATTACTGTTCTTCCTTCACTAAGGTTTCTTTCTTCATTGGAACCGTGATGAAGCCAACTTGGAAATATTAACATGTCACCTTGTTGAGGTGAAAATCTATACCACTCATAAGTGCAATCTGTAGTAAATTTTGTTTTTGTATAAGTAACATAAGGATTTGGATTATAAAAATATAAAGATCTACTTTGATCATCACAATTAACAAAAATTACTCCTGATAAAACACAATTTGGATGACTGTGTTTTTTTAAGTAAGAGTTTTTACCCTCTATGTTTACCCAAGAATTACATATTTGACTAGTTGTATGAAACCCTGTTCTAGCTGAGTATTCTTCACTGCATCTTAAAATTCTCTCGGTTAAATTTAAATTTTTAACTTCAAAAACAAAATTAGAATATGGATCATGAGAGGAAAAAGCTTTCTCTCCTTTTATGGAAGCATGTTTATTCAATAAATCTTTTCTATTTTTAATTATATCTAAAATTTTAATACAATCATCTTTTGATAGAAATTTTTTAATTTGCAGAATTAAAGTTGGAAACAGTTTATGTTCTTCTATAAACATTTTATTAAAAGTAATTTATATTTATATTAACTCTAACTTTTTGATCTGTGCAGTTTTCAGAATCGTGTGGTAAATAAGAATCAAACAGCAAAATTCTATTTTCAATGCTATCTATTTTTATTTGTTCATTTAATAATGTTCTACCATTATTTGTGTTTAAATAAAATATAGCTCCTTTGTGAGGATAATCATAGTCAGTATGATAGCCATTTGTTTTTTTAACATGCTGATTAGGATATAAGTTAGCTTTAATTCTAATTAAAGAATTTACATTAAGAAAAGATATTAAATTTTCTCTTATCAAATTATAGTGTGGACTTAATGGTTTATCATTTCCATAAAAAAGATGTGTGAAATAAAATAACATATTCTCACTATTTTGATTTTGATAGTTTACATCTGGATGATAAAACCAATTAAAAGTATCTCTAAATACCATCTCCTTTATTAAATTAAAATTTTTATTTGGTAAAAAATTATCTATTACTTGATAATTCATTTATTCTTAATAAAATCACTTGGTAATCCTAAGTGTGGTCTTGAGTCATAAATATCTCCATCAAGTGGTGCACCAGTTTCAGTATACTTTTTAGTGTTGTAATGTAAAAATACCTGAGCGCAGTGATGACCTTCAAACGCTTCTCTCCAATGCTCTAATTCTACACCTTTATAAATTAACATGTCTCCTGGTTTTAAATTTACTTTAATACCTTTAGCATTACTTGTTGTCGTAACTCCTTTTTTTCCACCGCTAGATTCCGCCAAGCCTACATTTTCTTTAGGGCTTATATATATTGGCCAAGGGTCTCCACCTAGATTTAATGTCGTAGATATTTCACAACTAAATCTGTCTTTGTGTCTGTGTAACACATCTCCTTTTTTGTAAATTCTTGCGAAGGAATAATTTGGGTTTAATTTTAATTTTGTTCTTTTCTCTACTAAAGATTGTAATTTCATAAGTAAAGTTTCCATAACCAAATCTGCGTAATGAGAATAAGTATTAGGAACTTGTGGATCGTTCCAAAAACCCCACTCTTTTGAAAATGGAGATATCCAGTTTTCTTTAAATAAAGTCATCGCTACTTTTTTTCTTAATAAAAAATAATTATAAATAAAATCTGTCATTTCTTTTGACAAAGCCTCTTTACAAATTAAATATTTATTTTTTTTAAACTTCATTTTGAACAGCCTGTAAGTTAAAATGCATAAACCTAAAATCATCTAAACCTGGATCAACAACAAATTCATGAGCTATATAACCTGGAAATAAAATTAATGCTCCTGGAGTAGGTTTTATGTGAAAAGAGGCATTAGCTTCTGTTATTTTTGTTCCATCTATTTCAGGTAACTTAGTTGCTAAAGCTCCTGATCTAGGATCATGAAAAATTGGATAAGACGTTCTATCCGAACATTTTAAAAAATAAAAACCACTTACGTGTTGATTGTAATGTACATGACAAGAGTGATAACCTCCCCCTGCTTTAGGAAACTCTTGCACCCATAGTTCTGTAAAAGTTGGCATATATTTTTTTAAATCAAAACCAGACTCAACTAAAAAGTCTCCTGATAAAGTGCCTACGTAATCCAAAAATTTATGAAACCTTTGATCCTTTAATAAGTTTTCAGAATGATTCACATATGAAAATTTTCCAATATTTTTATCATTTGGTTTTTTTAAATACTCATCAGATATATTATTAAATTCTTTTAAAAAGTTGTGATTGTGTGTATGCCAAACAGGTGTTTTAAAATAAAAATTTTTAGCTACTTCAACTTCTTTTATTTCTATAAAATTTTCTTTCATAATGTAATTTCGCTATCTGTATTTTGATACATAGTTCCTTTTGGAATTATGTTAAAAGCTATTGAGTATCTATCTTGTTTTGAATTATTAGTCAATATTTCATGAGGAACAAAACTAGGAAAAATTATTAAATGATTATCTTCTATGTCAAAAGTCCACGTTCTTGAGTTGTATATATTATAGTCTATAACTCTATCTGACCAAAATGTCGGCTTCAATGAATGTAATTTTATTTTAAAACTTTTGTCTCCCATTGGATAATATACTCCACTTAACCAGGAGTTTCCATGAGCATGCGAATCAGATTTATTTCCAAAAGTTGTTTTAGTAGCCCAACTTGTTGTATATTGAAAATCTGTATTTTGTCTTAATACATTAAATATATAGTCTTTTAAAATTTTATTTATTTCTTTTTCTAAAAAACTACATCTTTCTAAAAAATTAAAAGTATCACTAACCATAGATCCTAATTTTTGTTTTCTTATTCTGAAATTAGTTTGTTTTAAAATGTTTAAAACTTTATTATTATCAACATTAATTTTTGTAAATGCTACTGCGTCTCCAAACAACGGAAATAAGTTCATCTCCAAGGAACTCCATTACTCCACATAACTAAACTATGCCTTGTACCTCTTGTTACAGGAGTCACTCTGTGCCACAAGAAGGACGGAAAAACAACTAGTGATCCTTTTGTTTTAACTTCTTTGCATACTCTAATATTAGAACCTCTACCTTTATTTAAAAAATCAAATTCTAATTCACCACCTTCATATTCATCAGGATTAGATAAAGACAAAGTAACAGATAATTTTCTATTCATCATTTTTCCATTTAATTTTCTGTTATATTCAAAAGAATCTTGATGCCATTCGTAATGTTGCCCTGGTTCATATTTAGTAAATTGAAGCTGTTCAGAAAACTCCCAATCAAAATTCCATTTAGCGTCTACATTTGCTTTTTTAACAAACGGTTCTAATTCTTTAAATATCCAAGCTGAGTCCATCCAGATAACGTTGGAGTCTCTGTTAGCAAGTAAATTGTTTCTTGCTTCATTAGATCTTTCAACGTCCTCTTTAGTAATACCTGCTACAAACCCTATTTTTTCTTTATTTTGACTTCTTAAATAATTTGCCCATTTTAATATGTCATCGCAAACTCTATTTGGAATTGCTTCAACAAAACAACAATATTGATTTTGTAAAATCATTAGATGTAGGTAAAGGTTAGGGTTAAAAAAGTATTTGAATTTGTGGAATTATTTTTACTAATAAAATATTTTAAGTTTGAAGGAAACATTACAAAATGATTATCTTTAATAGGTGCATGCCAAGACCTACCTTTTCTTCTATTATCATTATACTCTATATTTACCATTGCATTTTTATCTGAAACGTCAACCCCATATACAAAAACATAATCTGGAGATTCTTTCATGTTTAACATATTTACTGTGTTTCTAGAACGAGAGGATTCATTAGTATTGTAAATATTAGACCAATATTTTTCTAATACTAAACTTTTATTAAACCTTAAATTAAAAAAATCTTTTATGTAAGTAACTAAAGGATTCATATATGTAGTATCTAATATTTGATAATCATTGTAAGCGTGATCATAAATATTATCACTTACTCTTTTTTTTAAAAGAAGTGAACTTTGTATGGCATCTGCTTTAATGAAGTATCTATCAATCTCAAAACCTTTTGGCATTTTAACTTCACCATAATACAGAGCTTTTTCTGATAGTATTAACTTTCTCATTTATTGATGAACTATATTAAATATAAATTTAAAGTCAAACAGTTTAACTGTTTCTAGGACTTAAAACCCAATTTTGATTATTTTCATCCCACTCATAATCTTCTGAAAGAGCTTCATTTGACGGCTCTGGTTTAGGAACAGGAGGATCCCATCTTCCAGTTGTTAAGTTTAATGTCCAACTTGGGTATGGTTGTGGTCTTCTAAATAAATCATTTTCAGGATCCCATATCCAACCTATGCCAGGGTAATTTTTTCTAAATGCTTTTGATTGATCAGAACTTAAAGTTTGATTATCATTTTCATAATGTTTACCACCTTTTGTCCTGTAAGAACATTTTATCCATAAATGTTGAGGCCAATGATTATGTTTTTCTAAATGATATTGACCTTCTGATTCCATCTCAACTCCGTCTTTATTTTGAGTATCTTTGTCATCCATGTAAACAACTTGTAGAACTTCATTGTCCTCTGATATCTTTGCAAAATGAGCCATAATTAACCTTGATAAGTCCCCGGACTAGTAAAAGTGTGAATTGTATCATCTCCACTTGTTGTTACTGAACCTGAAGTAGTGTTTGAGTCTGATGTGGCTCTTCTAATAATAACTACACCAGATCCTCCGTTTCCACCTTCTCCTATTGGAGATATTGTTCCAAGAGATCCATCTCCTGAATTAGCCGGTTCGTTTGGAGAAGGGTTTCCACTTGACTGACTATCTCCAGCGCCACCTGTCGCTCTTGTAACTGAAGATCCTGATATACAAGACGCTGCGCCTGCTCCAGCCGCTCCTGGGGAACTTGTTGAAGCATTTCCGCCCGCTCCGCCGGCTCCACCGCCGCCTCCTCCATGTCGACCGGAAGGATTACCGTCAGAACTTGGAGGTCCATTTGAAGCTGCTGTTCCACCATTGTTTCCTTGTGAAGGGTTTACAGGAGGTGTGTTTCCATTACCAGCTGATGGGGCTACGAAAATTGTTCTAAAGTATGCGCCGCCACCGCCGCCAGATCCCCCAGCCATATATGATTGGCAAGAAACTGGGACACAACCAGGTTGAGTAAAGTTTATTCCGCCTCCACCGCCTCCGCCAGCAGAAGTTATCGTATCAAAAACTGAATCTGATCCTTTATCTCCATAATCAACATTAGGAGAGCCTGCACCTGTGCCGCCTGCTCCTACAGTCACTGTATAATTTCTACCAGTTACTACTTCAAATGATTTACTGCAAAGAGTACGATATCCCCCAGCGCCGCCACCGCCGCCACCATATCCAAAGTCGCTTCCAGATCCGCCACCTGCGACTACTAAATACTGTATATTATAAGGTTTACCTGCGCCTCCAGATCCAAAACCTAGAATTTTATATCCAAATCCTGCCATTTATTCTCCTTCTTATAGATCGTTAGCAGAATCTGTAGTGAAGAATAATTTAACTCCAAGTAATCTTGCATCAGCATTTAAATTATCTGCTGATACGTCTCTTGATATTTGAAAGAATACCTGTTCGTTATCACCAGGTGATCCTGCAATCGTTACTGCTCCACTCTCATTTGCTACGTCTAAATCGTTTGATGTACCACTATGTGCTTTCGCTGTCGCAACAACTTGTGTTCCAAAAGCCGTATTACAAGAGTCGTTATCTGCTATAGCCACGCCAGATAGTCCCCATGCTGTAGTTCCTGTATCTGTTGAAGTTGCTGTAAAGAAAGCTTGAAAAGTTACTGTTCCTGCATTCCATGATTTAGGAAATGCCACAGCAAATTGTGCAAACTCATCTGAATCTTTGTCAAAATCTAAAACTTTAATTTCAGGGCCATTTGATAATTCTACTTGGTTAGCTTCTGCTCCATTTGTGGTATTAGGATACATAGCCACTGCAGGAACCCAAATAGTTTCTTTACCTGCTATTTTAACTGCAGATACGTTTCCACCTGAATCTTCTGCTTGAATTACTCCAGTTCCTTTTGTTTTTAACGCAAGACCTATGTTTGTATCACCACCTGAAGCGTCAATTGATGGATTGTTTCCTGTCGCAGCGTTTACAAAAGTAACTTCATTAACCGCTGAACTTGTAGCTGTAATTAAAGCTACTTCGTTTCCGTTAGTGTCTAAAATAGAAGTTCCTATTTTAGGAGACGTTAATGTTTTGTTTGTTAAAGTTTGTGTTCCACCAGTCGTCACATTACCAGCTGGTAAAGTAAGAATGTCTGGATTAGTTCCGTCGTTTGCAGTTGCAAATACAACAGCGTCACCTTTATCATCTGATGCAAAAGTAAACGAATCACCAGATCCTGATGTATATTTAAATTGTACTGTGTACGCACCTGATGTTGAATTTCTTAAATAATAAAAAGTTTGTACGTCTAATGGAATAGTTACGATTTGATTTCCTGTAATCGAACCTGTGAATTCAATCATTCTGTGAGATAAAGTTGCTCCAGTTGATCCATCAGATACTGATAAAGCAGTAGTTTGCGCGCCACCTGCTATTGATTGTTGTGTAAATCCACCAACAATTTGTTCAAAAATTTGTAAGTTTGTATTAGTTTTAGTTCCCCACGTTCCGGCGTTTTCACCAGTTGCCTGAAGTTCTATACCGAGTGGTGTATATGTTGATGCCATATTTTATCTCCTATTATGCAGCGTCAGTATAACTTGTATTTGATCCTGTTGCAACATCTGTATACGAAGAATTTGACCCTGTGTCAACATCAGAATATGCTTGAATTCCGAAGCCAGAAGCAGTGCCAAAACCGGCTACAGAAACTGTTCCAGAAACTCCAGTTAATCCTACTACATCTGCTGGTGTTAATGAACCAACAGAAGATGTTACTGCTTGACCGCCTAATCCTACAACCATTGGAATAGGATCTATGCCACCAACAGATACTGTTGCTGAAACTCCACTTGGAAGAATTAACTCTACTGCACCTATTGCTAATGATTCTGAACCTTCACTTGCAGTTATAGCTTGACCGGTTAATCCGACCACATCCGCAGGAGCTAAAGATCCAACAGAAGATGTTACTGCTTGACCACCTAATCCTACTACAAATTCTCCTGGTGTTATTGAACCAACACTAGAAGTAATTCCAAGTCCTTGAACTTG